CAGCGACGCGGTGTTGGGTCTGCTGGCGGTGCATGAGGGCGCTTCTTCGGGTCGGTGTCTGTTGGTGGATGCGCAGCCTGGCCATGTATATGTGGCCGGGTTCGACCCGTCTGGCGGTGTCGGTCTGGATGACAGCTCGTTGACGGTGTTGGATGTGACGGCGGGTCGGGTGGTGGCCACGTGGCGCAGCAACGTCCACACCTTTGACGAGGCGTTGGCGATGGTGTCCGATACGGTGCTGCGGTATGGCGCGCGGCTGGCTATCGAGTACAACAACCACGGCCACGGGTATTTTGAGGCGATACGGTCTGGATATACAGGCGCTGGAGTGCGCCTGTTTACAGAAGATGGAAAACCACCCGTCACGTCCACGCGTAGCCGTGCGCTTCTTTGGTCTGGTCTTCGCCAGGCTATCGAGACCGGGGCGATTGTGGAGGTGGATTCGGCTACACTCACCGACCTGCGCATGGTGGCCGTGGATGAAGTTGGCCGGGTGGTGCTGCCACGTACCTCGGCGGGTCACTGCGACGGCGCGGTATCTCTGGCGTTGGCTGTGCTCGCCTCCCGTGGTTTGTCTGTACGGCGGCGCAATGAGGTTGATAGACTGATTCTCAAAACCAGGGCCGATAGGCTCAAGAGCCGAGCTGGCGTTGGCCTTCGTCGGTACAGCTAAGGGGAAACCATCATGACAGTGTCTGACGATATCGCGTTGATTCGTGCGGCCTTGGCGGAACATAATCAGCGCTGGGATCGAGACCGTGGATTGATGCGGCGCCTGCGTGCGCTGTATGATTGCGAGTTTTGGCGCCTCCACAAAGGGGATCTATTTGGTGAGCATTCTATTCGGGTTGAGACCTCGGATGCTTACTCCTATGTGGAGGCGTATGTGGCGGCGCTGTTTACCCGTGCGCCTGCGATGGTGGTTGGCCATGACAGCTCGGCCACGGGTGATGCGCAGATTACGTCTGCGGTGGTCAATGCCTGGTTGCACCGTCAACGCACCGAGCTGGAACGGGCGACCCGTCTGGCTCTCATTTATCCCTGGGCTGGTCTAAAGCTGGCTGCGCAGGAAAGCGACGATTTGATTAACAGGGTGGCTCTTCGCGCAGTCCCTCCCTGGGAATGCATCGTGGATCTAGACGCCGAGCGCTGGTCTGATGCTCGCTACATAGGCCACACCTATTACCTGCCGATTAGTGAGGCGCGGCGCCTGTATGGCGCACGGGATTTTAAACCCGTGGCCAAGTCGTTTTACTTCAATCCGGCGGGCGGTTCTCCATCTGGCCAGGCGCCTCGTGTGGGTGCCGAGGTTCCATCCTCGCATCTATATGTGAACGTGGTTGAGCTGTGGGATTTGGAAAACAACCGATTCCTGGCCTGGTCGCCAGATTTGGCCGAGGGTGAGAAGCTGTTGAAAAGGATTGAGATTCCGTTGGTGGACTATGACGGGCGCCCGATGCCAACCATTGCACCGCTCTACTATGCAACCAAACCCGATAGACCGTTGGAAGGTTATTCAACGTTGTCCCGTGTCTATGACCAGTTCGTGGAAAAGAACGTGTTTCGGTCGTTCATGGCCAACGCAGTGCGCAGGGATAGTCGCCAGTTCCTGGTTCGAAAGGATGCATTTAATGCCGAGGAAATGGCCAAGCTGACGTCGGGGATTGATGGCGCAATAGCTGAGACCGAGAGCACCGATCCGCTCGGCGCTCTGCTTCAAGCTGTGCCAAAACCTTCTCTGTCTGTAGATTATGACAGATACCTAGCGCAGATTGACGGGGATCTTCAGCGCGCATCGCTCTTGGCTCCGTTTGTTAAAGGTGAGGCAACCAAGGCAACCGCGACCGAGGTCACCGCGCTGGCCCAGTATTCTGCTAGTGAGATCGGTAAACTTGCGAGGGAGCGGGATGAGGCGTTGGAAATGGTGGCGTCCATCTACGTGCGCATGGTGCATCTGCTGGCCGAGGAAGGTGAGCGGGCGGTGGTAGCTGTGGGGGATTCTCCCCGTGTGGTACAGCCTGCGGATCTTGACGGGCGCTTTAGATATGCTGCGCTCGACCAGGCTTCCACGCCTCTTTCTTCCAGTCTTAAGAGGCAACAGGTGCTGGCTCTGCTTCCTGCGCTGCAAGCCGTTGGCGTCCCTCTCGATGCGGTGCGCAGGTATATCGTGAGAGAGTTTGATTTGCCGGGGGATTTCGATGCACCGGATCTGCCAGCGGGTGAGGGTTCGATTCGGTCTGCGCCTCAGTCCGTGGCGCCTACTCCAACGAATCTCACCGCTGCGGAGCAACTGGCCATGCAGCTCCAACAAGAGGTGTAACCATGCCGCTCTATGAGTACGCCTGCGCCTGCGGTGCGCAAGCCGAGGATTTGTTTTCCATGGATGAGGCGCCTGGTTCGATTCCCTGCCCACGGTGTGACGGTGGCGAGCTGCGCAAACAAATGTCGTTGCCGTCCAAGACGCCCGGTCGTTGGGGAGATCAAACCGGAAAGTGGGGAGTCAATGGATTCCATGACCGTGGTCTTGGTGCGCGCTATCACAACAGTATGGAGCGTGACCGTATTGTGCGCAGTCGCGGTCTTATTCCGTTGGAAGATATGCCTAAAGACTGGTGGGAAACCAACACAGCGAAACAGCTCGAGGAGAAAGAGCGGGATGAAAAACTAGCGCATCGGCTGAAGACTACGGCTGCGCAGTTTGGTGGTGATATGGCGCGGGCGGTATCTGAGGTGATGCCTGCTCGTGAGATTCTGGCTGGCAAATACGACAAGAGAGGTGCGTGATGATGACCCCGGTACAGAGCGAAGAAATGGTCAGTGAAGCTATCGACCGAGCTGGCATGGTGGAAAAGCAATTCATGGATGCGCAAAAACTGGTTGGCGATTTCTCTGAGGTGGGCGCCAAGCGCCTGGCCAGTGCTGTTGAGGCGATGCTGCCGCATTTCGATATGGATAGCGCAGCGGCCAAGGTGAGTGGCGAGCTGGTGGCCGATGGCGCCTTGGGGGAAGATCTGATGCGCAAGCTCCTGTATATCGTGGATGCGGTAAACGACGCGGTGGACGATAGCGTGTTGGATGCTGAGATGGCTTGCGATTTGGATACCATCAAGACCGACCAGGATTTGACCTATCTGGCTGGCAAGATTCGCAAGGCTGCGACCGACAAACAGTTCCGGCGGTGGTTGGAAGAAGAGATTGAAGAGCAGGAAAACGAATCGATGGAAGACCAGGCGCCTGCTGCGCAGCCTGGCGGTGATGATGTAGACGCGCTTTTCATGGCTCGCATGTAAAGCAAAACTAAAGGAGCAAACATGGAACCAACAACGATGGACGATGCGCAGCCCGTGGATGATGCGCAGCCCGTGGATGATGCGCAGCCCGTGGATGATGCGCAGCCCGTGGATGATATTGGCCAGCTCTTCGGGGCGGAGATTGATGATCCCCTTCTGAATGAGGAACATTCTGGCTTGCCTGCTTACGCCGATATCCTGGCCAGGATTCCAGAAGATGGAAGACGGTTGATGGGAAACATGCGGGCAGACTACACCCGCAAGACTCAAGAGCTTGCGGAGCTGCGCAGGTCGTTGGAGGCGGAACGGGCTGAGTTCCAACGTCAACGGGCGGTCTTTGCTAATAGTGATGCGGCCAAGGCTATCCAAGAACAAGCCACGCAAGATCCAACCACGGCGGAGGGCTTTGACCCGTGGTCTCAAGAGGGGCTGTCTGCTCTGGTGGAACAGCGGGCGGCGGCTATGGTGGCCAAGCTCGTGGCGCCTTTGCAAGAAGATCTAGCCGTCCAACAAAGGCGCGCCGAGCTGGAAACCTTTCGGCGGGACCATCCAGATATGGTGGACGATGCAGAGCTGAAGTCTTCCATCGTGTCCATGCTCCAAGACAATCCAGATATGAAACTGGAAACAGCCTACTGGGCTGCCCGTGGCCAGCTCGGTGCGCGTCGCTCGACCTTGGCTGCGGAACAAGCAGAGCAGGAACGGCGGCGCCGAGCTGCCGAGCTGCGCACGCAAACCAGCACCGGGCGCCGAGTGTCTGGTACAACCAGGCGGGTGGATGCGCCCCGGTCTGCGTGGGATGCCTATCTAGCTGCCAAGGCTTCCGCCGAACGGGGGGGGCATGGCCAGGGTTAACGGCGCGGCATGGTTGCGGGTCTTTGCTCCTTTTGCTTGGCGGCTATGCCGTCGCCGTTTTTTCTGGAGGGCGTATGCCTAAAAAGGCAAGAAAGAAAGTCTACACCGACCCGGAAACGGGGCGGCGTCGTGTGGTGCGCTATGGCGCTGTGGGTGCAGACGTGAAACCAGGAACAAAGAAAGGCGATGCCTACTGCGCCCGATCCGCTGCACAAATGAAAGAGTTTCCCTCTGCTGCTAAAAACCCCAACAGTCCGCTCCGGCTGTCGCGCAAGCGGTGGCGGTGTAGCGGTGAAAAGTCCAGGCGGTAACCATGGCAAAAGATGCCTGCTACCAAAAGATCAAACGGAAATACAAAGTCTTTCCATCTGCCCGTGCAAGCCAAGCAATTGCCAAATGTCGCAAGTCACAAGGAACCACAAAGAAGGGAGAAGATGGCGCCTCCCTGCGCAGGTGGGAACAAGAAAAGTGGGTGGATACCAAGACTGGCAAACCTTGTGGCGCAGTCAAGCGCGGGTCTACATATTGCAGACCCTCGCGGCGGGTGTCCAGCAAGACGCCTCGCACGCTGGGGGAGATTAGTCCTGCACAAAGAAAGCGCGGCGAAACCGCCAAGGCTGCGGGCAAACG